ACAGGTACAACCCTTTTCCTACGTTTGCAGATGCGCGGTATGTGCGCCCCTGGTACTTAACCAGCATTCCCGGTACAACGCTGGTTCTTGGTAATGTTGTTGTGCCGTAATTAGTCATCTCATCCTCTTGCCGTCTTCCCGGCTGCCAGAACGTTTACCCGGGCATTCGCGTAGAATGCGTTGTTTGGATGAGCTTATTTAAAACTAAAGTTGTTTGATTGTCAACAACATTAGTTGTTTGTTGGGTGTTTTTAAGGTATTTGGTTGTTTTCATGGTGTTTTTATTTTTGTAAATCATCTGTGTCATACTGTTCTGAACAAAAATGAGCGAGGAGTTGGTGTGAAAATTGAGGAGGAGTTGCACCTGCAAGTGATTGAGGTGCTCGGTACGGCAGTCATGCAGGTGCTGGTAGAGCAGCGCGAGCCTTCGCGTGAAGCCCTGATTGAGATGATTCAGATGCTATGGCAGGAGGAGGATGTTGATTTGGCTGTGGAACTGGCTATCGATGTGCTGACGTTGCCGAAAGAATAGGGCAAAGAAAACCCGGCGCGGTGGCCGGGTTATCTTTGCTTGAGCTTTTCGTTATAAACTTGTTTGAGCTTGAACGGTATGAAAAAAGAACATCCAAATGAGATTATGCTTAGCCAACAGATAATAAACTCTAGTGCCAAATTCAGTCTGGTGGGATTGCTTGCTAAGGATTTACTGGTTTCTCCTGATGGCAACAGCATGTAGTAGAAGAATATTAAGCACAAGACAGTAAGGTAGAGATAAAAAAGCATCATGTAACGAGAAAACCGGATTTCGAATTTTCTCTTGCTTGCATACTTTTCTGATCTTGATTTACCATCTGTTAGCGATGCGACATCGCCGCTTGTGGTTATGACGAGTAAAAGAAATCCTGTTAATATTGAAAATATATTAGCAACAAGGCCAAGCAAGTCTTTGTTGTATCTGACTTTTTCATGTAGGAAAAAAGTTAGTACCAGAGAAAGGAATATAAAAAAGATTATAAAAAACAAATATTTCCAATCTTTGTCCTTCATTTTACCTCCCTCCGCAGTTATCGGCCTGCTCCTTAATCATAGTATAAAATCCTTGAAGTGTTCAAGGATCTCCTTGGCGTGCTCGGCTTTTATGGTGGTAGACCCATACTTTCTTGTGTAATAGTCTTTTTTTGTTCTGATTTCAGAACTTTTGATAGCCTGCCCCTTGGATGTCGTGATGAAGAACTCTTCCGATAGCTCATCAATAATCAGGCTTGGATTTTTATTCGCAGCACTTAGGAGTTTTGGGTTATGCTTCTTGTCAAGAGTTAGAAGTCAATAGAAAGACTCATCATCATCTTGCTCTTTATCAAATAACCTGGATAAAGCTTCTTTGGCTTTCCCGCCAATCCCTAGTGATGCAGCTTTCACTTCTTCCAGTTCTTCTTTCGTAGTTTCAACTGTGAGGCTTATGGAACGTATTCCGTCTTTTATTATCTTGCCAAGAGCATCTTTGTTGAGTTTCTCCGAAATATTCACATTGATATTCATGAGACTAAATAATCTTCTTAATTTTGCTAAAGGGTGACTTCCAGATATCTGGAAGATTGTCAGGATATTGCTTTCCGTTGCAAGCAAGAATATATGGCATTTGTCGTAATTATCTATATCCTGCAAATCTTTCTGGTCACTATCTTTTGGCGTCACCGGTACAAGAGCCTTGGGTTCATAGAACGTTATCCCTGCAAAAATTTGGGTATCGCCAGCTATTAGAGTTTTTATCCTTACCCTAGTATTGACAGAGTACTCAAAATCACTGTTTTGTTTGAAATTTTCGCATGACATCAAAACATCGACAAATGAATTTCCGTTATTACAATCAACTTCAAATAGCGAAGTTTGTACTTTTTTGGGGAAATCTTTATTTTTTTCTTCCGAAAAATTCATTGGTAGTCCTTATTGTTTAAGGAAAAAATTCCTATTAATCACTAAGTTGCTTGATATGAATCATGCCTGAGCTTGATGACTTACATACCACCTCATCACCCGAATATCTCATCAGGCCACTGGCTACCACAACATGGCAGACCAGAACATACGACCAATGACCTCTACATTGCTAAGTTCAACTTCCTCAGGGGGATGCTCTTCACTGTTAAAGCTTCTTATGCTCAGTTTGTTAGGTCCTGTTCGATACAGTAATTTTAACCTTTTCCATCCATCCTGATTTATTGCATACACTTTGCCATCAACAATGAGTTTATCCAGGGTATTGATTGCCACGGTCGCGCCGTCGGGAATGAATGGTTCCATGCTGTCTCCTTTTGCCTGAAAGCAAATGACTCCTGTTCCATCCGTATTTGCGCCGATGCGTCGTAAGGTTGATTTTGCAAATCTCAGCTTAAAACCGTTATGGTCTTCATTCGTTACCCGTCCATCTCCACAGGCAAATTCAATATCCTTTAAAAATGGCACTTCCACCTCATCGTCTGGCAGCGGTGTGTTTTTATCCCATGTATCTACTTTCCCCCACTCGCTTTCAGGAGGGACTGTATCGTCAGTCATTGCCCCCAGACCAGAGCCGAGCCATTCAGGTCGGACTTTCAGGGCGCAGGCAATATCAACCAATTTTGTCGTCTGGATAGCTTTACCAGTTTCGATTTTTTGGATGGCGGCCTGGCTTACACCAATAAGTTCACCCAGCGCCTTTTGAGTAAGGCCCCGTGTATTTCTGGCTTCTTTGAGTCTTTCTGCAAGTGTCGTTTTCATCATTTCAATTTACAACCTCGGTTGTGGGTTATCAAACGAAAATAGTTGTTGACTAAATACAACTAAAGTTTTATGTTTTGTATATATTAACTACGGAGGTTGTCATGAACGAAGCCATAAAAACCGCCATAGACATCGTTGGCTCTCAAAAAAAACTTGGAGATGCCTGCGGTGTTTCTCAGCAGGCTGTTTTTAAGTGGTTGCACGGAAAGGCAAAAGTTTCCCCAGAAAATGTGGACGGCATCGTCAGTGCCACACAAGGAAAGATTCCGGCTCACATAATTCGCCCGGACTTGCCGAAGTTGTTTCCGCAACCGGATGAATAACATCGCCGACTGACCGGCATCCCAACACAACGGAGTATCACCAATGGAGAACGCAATAGCACGCAACTCCGAGCTACCGAAACTAAAGCCGGTTGAGATGGAGAGTTTAATTCTCAACCGGCTTGCATCGGTGGGTCAGAAGCCGGTAGCTGACGCTATTGGCATTGATGAGTCAACCATCAGCCGCTGGAAGGGTAAAGGCGGCCATGTTGAACAGTTTTGTCGGTTTCTGGCGGAGCTGGGTATTCAGCTTGCTCCTCCGGGAGCGGTACTTGTTCGCCGTGATTATCTGTTTTCGGTGGAAACATTAGCGGACATTGGGATGAAAGCAGTGCGTATGCAGCCTGAGCCGCTGGGGTGGGACTGAAAATGGCAACAACCAAAAAGGCGAAAGCCGCGGTGCTCGAACACCAACGGCTTTCAGGTGCAAAACAACAGTATTTACAGGAGGAATAATGGCAAAAAATCCACGCTATTACCATACCGCTGTACATAAAAACATAACACGCGACCGCTTCATCCGCTCGGTTAATCCGGTTGTGGCAGAGAAGATGCGCACCATCCTGGAAGAACTTAAACGTAAGGAGAGTGGACGTGGGTAACGTATCCAGTTTAGCCGAAGCCAGAGAGGCCAGAAGGCTCCAGAAACCGCGCACGAATGACGGTAAGGGGTTTGCCTTGCTGCACCGTAAAATTATGGACCTGCCGTTCTACAAGGACGCTGAGGCATCTCACTTATGGGTTCACCTGCTCCTGCGCGCTAATTACGAAAAGACGCTGGTATCGACTGATATCGGTGATGTGATTTGCGAACGCGGCGAGTTCGTCACCGGACGAAACACGCTGGCAATGGAAACGGGTTTAACCGCTGATCGCGTTAAATCACTGCTCCGTAAATTCCAGAATATGGGCATGATCACCACCAAATCCAACAATCGCTTTACTGTATTAAAAGTAGTCAAATATGACGAATATCAGTCATTTTTTTGTCCAGCCGATGTCCAGCCGGTGTCCAGCCCAAACGCAGACATATCAACGCCTGTAGAGGATGAGTGTCCAGCCGTTGTCCAGCCGTTGTCCACAGATAACAATATATATAATAACTTACTACCTAACGGTAGTAAGTATGTCGCAATCGCCGAAGAAAAACCGGCTGAGCAGAACCAGAAACTTTCCTGCGAGGAGGTCTGGCAATGCCTGAAAGACGAACTCCCGGAGGCGAGGGGATGGCGATGCCTGACTGACGAGCGCCAAAAACTGATCCGCACCTTCTGGCGAAAGGCAAACGTGATAGCCCGCAAGCTGGATGGCAGGCCGATGGACATGGCCGGATTCAGGGATTACCTGCGTTACATCGGTAAAAACTGCCGCTGGATGCTGGAAGACCGGACAGATCCGAAGACCGGGAAAACGTGGCACAGGATGAAGTTCGACAGTTTCCTGACTGCAAAGCTGTACATCGAAGTGAGAGAGGGGGACAGGGATGACCGATAGCATGTTTGCACCACCGCACAGCATCGAGGCTGAACGGGCAGTGATCGGCGGTCTGCTTCTGGATGACGACGACAGTGACCGTGTTCAGAAGGTTCTCTCCATGCTCAGGCCGGACTCGTTCTACAGCAGACCACACCGTGTCATGTTCGAAGAAATGGCCAGGATGTATCGCGAGCAGAAGCCCGTAGATGGCCTGACGCTGTTTGATGAACTTGAGCGTAAATCACTGGCAGAACGTGTCGGAGGATTCGCCTACATCGCTGAGATTGCCAAAAACACCCCAAGTGCGGCGAATATCGTTCACTACGCCATGAAGGTTCGCGAAGCTGCAATGGAGCGATTTGGTATTCAGCGCCTGACGGAAGCAACGGAGCTCCTGTATGCACGTAACGGTATGACGGCAACGCAGAAGTACGAAGCCATTCAGTCGATTTTCACGCAACTGACTGACCATGCAAAAACCGGCTCACGTCGCGGCCTTCGCTCATTTGGTGAGGTCATGGAAGACTGGGTTAGCGACATTGAGAAGCGATTTGACCCATCAGGCGAACAGCGAGGAATGAGTACGGGGATTCCGTCGCTCGACCGACTGTTAGCACCTAAAGGTCTGGTGAAAGGCTCCCTGTTTGTGATTGGCGCAAGACCAAAGATGGGAAAGACAACCCTGTACGGGCAGATGGCGATCAACTGCGCGGTGTGTGAGAAAAAGCCAGCGTTGATGTTCAGTCTGGAAATGCCAGGTGACCAGGTTCTCGAAAAACTGGTAGGCCAGAAGTCCGGTATCAACCCAGGCATATTTTACATGCCCGCAACGGATGACGCCGACGGCCAGTACCAGGGCGACTACGACAGCGACTTCAGGAAGGCGATCGCCACAGCCGGGAGACTGAGTGAAATTGACATGCTGTACATCGACGATACCCCCGGCCTGTCTCTGGCACACATCGTTAGCGAAAGTCGACGAATCAAACGCGAGAAGGGCTGCGTAGGCATGATTCTGGTTGACTACCTGACGCTGATGACCGCCGAAAAAGCCGACCGTAATGACCTGGCCTACGGGATGATCACCAAGGGGCTGAAGAACCTCGCCAAAGAGCTTGGCTGCGTCGTCGTGCTGCTGACGCAGCTTAACCGAAAACTTGAAGAGCGGGGAAATAAGCGTCCGTTACCGAGCGACTCCCGCGATACCGGTCAGATTGAGCAGGACTGCGATTACTGGGTTGGCATTCATCGGGAAGGCGTTTTCGATGACAGTGTACCGCCTGGCGAGACAGAGCTACTTCTCAGGCTAAACCGGCATGGCAATACCGGTACGGTTTATTGCAATCAGCGTAACGGGGCAATTTACGACACTAACCAGCAAACCGCCGCCGCAGAACGCCGCGGACGCGAGCAGCAGAAAAAAAGGGGGGGCTTCTGATGAAAGACAAACAGGCGTTACGTGAAGCGGCGGAGAAGGCTGATTCTGGTGACTGGAGTTATGGGGAGTTTAACAGTCCGGACCTCACGGGAGGCGCACACATCAGGATTAATGGTCGTGGTGCGGTTTACT